GCTTTAATGGAATTGGCTGCTTTACTTCAAACAGTAGGTCCCAGCAAGCTATTAAACGATTTCAAGCAACAATATCCTAAAGAGTATCAACAGCTTGTTTTAGGAGTCTTGGAGGAATTACCCAAGTGACATTTGAAGAGTGGTATAAAACTTTAGGAACGGCGGGTAAGAATCAAAATCCCTTTGGAGATTGGTTTGTTGCTATGCAAGAGGCTTATAAAAAAGGATTTGAAGAGGGTAAGAGAGAAAGTGAGGGCGCCGATGTTAGTGCAAGCTGACGCGGCGCAACTTTAGAGTGGCGTACTGCGGTAGAACTGAGTAATGATGAGGTAGGTCTAGCTGAGATATTAGAGAAACAGGATACGCACAGCCTCAACCAAGTTGCGTTCCAGTTACCATCTAGACTCATTGCTAAGATCTATTTGTTTCGTACTATCTTCCGTGGTTCCGGTTGGAGCTTTGCTAATGATCCAAAATTTACTCACGTATCTAGTGATCCTAAATACTGGGATAAGGTAAACGAGAAATTCTATGCCAAGTACCATGGCTTAGATAAACAACATAAAGTGTGGGCTGACTTAGTAGTCCAAGGAAAGCCTATTGTAGGCCCTTTAGGGCGATTTTGGCCCATTGATATGGGTACGGACTACCGAGGTAATTTAAAGATCCCATGGACCGTTCTAAGCAATTACCCAGTACAGGGGACTGGGGCCGACGTGATGACTATTGCACGTATATCCTTCTTCAATCGTATGAAGAAGTTGGGATTGTTTCAAAAGGGCGTGTTGCTAGTCTCATCAGTGCACGACAGTATTGTAGTGGATGCCCCCGAAGAGCTCATTCAGGACATTACGAACCTTTTCCATCAGGTGTTCGATGCGTTGCAGATGAATATCTACAAGGTGTTCGGATATGAATGGCGAGTACCACTCGCTTGTGAGGTAAAGTATGGACCTAATATGAAATCAATGACAAAGATTGAGAGGACAGATGACATATAACTGGCTAGAACATTTAGAAACGCTACAGCGTATGGCAGATGAAGGTGAGTCGATATCTTCTATTGCCAAGTCTTTTGGGTTATCCCGTGAACGGGTACGACAGGTGTTTAAGAAGTATGGTCTTAAACCTAGTTCAAATCCCAAGAGACAAACGACTAATCGACCTACCCACTATAATAAAAAGACTTGACTTTTGATATGGATTCGGGTAAAATATTAAGTATAGACTACAGATTATGTTATCAATTTGTCTATTTTAATCGTAACTATTTTAACGATGATATACCAAAACTGCTAACAAAATATGTTGAAGCAGTGGATGCGTCAAATCATCATGTACAAACAATCAGAGAACTAAAGAAATCAATCGTGATTCTCGAAGCTGAGAATCGTTTACTCAAGGAGAGCGTTAGTTGAACTTTTCAATTCAGGTAGTACAAGTAGACAAGCAATTCAAGCCAACCGATAAGGGAGGCTATACCCAACTAGAGGTAGCCTTTAAGAACCTCAGTACGGGTAAGCTAGAGAGTAAGAAGTTAATGAGCTTCACCAAGCCTGAGGGTGTGTATAAAGCCCTAGTGGATGCAAAGCAAGGTGATACCTTCAATATCACCAGTAACAAGAATGAGAAGTCAGGATACTGGGACTGGGTAGCAGCTACTCAAGGAGCACCAGATCTTCCACAGCAACAACCAACTAAAACTACTGGTATGGGAAATGCCTCACCTAAAAGCACCTACGAGACCCCCGAAGAACGTGCAAAGAAGCAAGTGTACATTGTCCGTCAGTCTAGTATTAGTAATGCTATCGAGCTTCTTAGTGTGGGTGCTAAGGCACCCCCTAAGCTAGAAGATGTACTGAAGGTAGCTCAGGATTTTACTGACTTTGTATTCCAACAACAGAAGGAAGATGTATTCAATCTTCCTAATGATCTTCCACAGGATGTAGAGGTAGAATGATGTATAAGATTATGCGAACTGGTCGTCGGTTTAATACCAAGAGTTATCCAACCTACGAAGAAGCTCGTAAGGCAGTACGGCGTACTGTAACAAAGCTACTTGGTGGATATGCAGATTCTTTTGGCAGTTTGGGATTCTCTATTCAGAAGATTAAGTGAGAGAGCTTGCGTTAGTAGATGGGGATATAGTCTGTTACAGATGTGCAGCAACTGCTGAAAACGATCCCGTTGAAGTAGCTGAAGTACGGGTAGATGAATTAATGAGACGAATCCTTCATGAAACGGATGCTTTGACTTATAAGGCATTCTTAACAGGTAAGGATAACTTTCGTAAGACCCTCTATCCAGAGTACAAAGCGAATCGTAAAGATAAGCCCAGACCCATCTGGCTACAGGCATGTAGAGATCATCTGATTAAATACTGGAATGCTGTTGTAGTAGATGGTCGAGAAGCAGATGATGAACTGGGTATTGAACAAACAGCACACGAATTAGATTCGATTATCTGCTCGATAGATAAGGATCTTTTACAGATTCCTGGATATCATTATAATTTCGTAAAGAGTGAGCAGCTATTCGTATCGCCTTACGATGGATTACGAAATTTCTACGCTCAGGTAATCACTGGAGACGCCTCTGATTATATCCCAGCATTCGATGGTAAGTTTCGAACGAGTATACCGAAGTTTGTACAGAAGCTTCTCGATCCCCTATGGGAAATGACTGAAGAGTTGGATATGTACAATCATGCTTTACAGGTGTGGCTAGACCATTCCTTTAGAGATGGATATGATATTGTCTTGGATGTGCAAACCTATGCAAAGTGTTTATGGATTATGAGAAAGGAAGGTGAGTATTGGCGCGTACCAGAAGAAAAAGAGACGGACCATATAAATCAAGACTAGAGGATAAGATAGCTGCTGTATTAAAGCACGCTAAACAAGAAGTCAAGTATGAAAAAGACAAACTCAAGTATACCGTCGAGCACACCTATAACCCTGACTTTACCTTGGGTAGCAATACCTACATTGAAGGTAAGGGATTGTTTAAAGCCGCTGACAGGGCTAAACACTTATACATTAAATCACAGCATCCAGAAGTCAAAATCTTTTTCGTCTTTGGTAATCCATACAATCGGCTTAGTAAGGTGTCAAAAACTACTTATGCCGAATGGGCAGATAAGCACGGATACCAATGGTGCTCGATTGAAGATTTCAGCAAGTCTAAAGTAAAACAGTGGCTTGATTCCATAAAGGAGAATGGTAATTAAAGTATACCAAACAATTAAAACAGAAAATGGTACAGTTGAATTTAAAGGTGAGTTATCTCCTGAAGAGGCTGACTACGTAATTACAATGGGCCTTAATTATCTTCTTCAGCATGGAGCATTACCATTCAAGGCAGTGTCTGATCAAGATGAATTAATGAACTATGTTCCTGGTAACTTTAACGAACAATGAGACATTTGGTACTACCCGATACTCAGATACGACCAGGAGATAATGTAGATTTTCTAGAAGCTATTGGTAACTACATTGTTAAGAAGCAGCCAGAGGTAATTGTTTGTCTAGGCGACTTCGCAGATATGTCTAGCCTCAGTTCATATGATGTAGGAAAGCGAAGCTTCGAGGGTAAACGATATGTAAAGGATATTGAAGCCGCTCGTGATGCTATGGGTACCCTCTTAGTTCCTATATGGGAATTTAATAACAGGGCAAGAGAAAATAAGCATCGACAATATAAACCACGAATGGTGATGTGTATCGGTAATCACGAACAGCGTATTCACAAAGCTGTAGACAATGACCCCAAGCTAGAGGGTGTGCTCAGTATCAAGGACTTAAGGTATGAAAGTTATGGCTGGGAAGTATATCCATTTCTTGAAGTCGTGGTTATTGACGGTGTTGCTTACAGTCATTATTTTACCAGTGGTTCTCTTGGTAAGCCTTGTTCTAGTGCTGCTGTTATGCTTAACAAAAAGCATATGTCTTGTATTGCAGGTCATCAGCAAGGACTACAGATTGCAATGGGCCATCGTGCAGATGGTACCCCTATCACCTCAGTTATTGCTGGATCTTGTTACGAGCATGATGAAGATTATCTGGGACCACAAGGAAATAAACACTGGCGAGGTGTGCTCGTACTACACGAAGTAAAAGATGGGGCATTTGATATTATGCCAGTTAGCTTAGCTTATATTAAGAATAAATATACATAAAATGAATGACTGGCTACGAACTTACTTACGTGAAAGAGTTAAATACAAGATGTCTAAAATTTATAAAGCATTTGAAAACTATGATAGAGTGGGACGGTCTGATTTTACCACCAATTAATCTATATAATGTACCAAAGATGAACGCAAACGATAAACAAATTGGTGGAGATCACTACAAGAAATATAAGGGACTAGAGCCGTGGGATGTAGTACTAGCTTGGAATCTCGGATACCTAGAGGGCACTGCTCTTAAGTATATCGCTCGGTGGCGAGATAAGAACGGTATTGAAGACCTGAAGAAGGCTATCCACTTCCTAGAGAAGCTGATTGAAGTAGAAGGTATGAAACCCCAACCGGGGCAGGTTATGTACAACCAACAAAAGGTAGGTGATGGTACAGTAATATTTCAAGATAAGTCCATATACAAAGATACGATTGAAAAAGAATGGTCCCAGCCGTGGGGCTCTGTTCTAGGATCTAAGAAATGAACTTTAATCAGTATCAACGGAAGGCGATGAGCTTTCGATTACTAAGTGCCGGATACATCTATGCTCTATTAAATCTCAGTGGGGAGGTAGGAGAACTCCATTCCTTGCTAGCTAAGAGCTTACGAGACGGACTTAAAGAAAATCACAAAGAACTAGTTAAGAAAGAGTTGGGTGATATTCTTTGGTGCCTGGCTGCTGTAGCTGATGATTGTGGATTCAAGCTAGAAGAAGTAGCTACAGGCAACATCGAGAAGCTTCAAGCACGTAAACAGAATAACACTATTCAGGGGTCAGGGGATGAGAGGTAACGGGTGACGTATCATAATTTAGAAGAACTAAAAGAGTTGATCGCCTCTGAATTAGATGTAGATCAGATCTTGGATATCTTAGGGTGGGGAACATGGGAGCTAGTAGAAGCTCTTACGGATGAGATCAGGGAAAATCGAGATGACTTTGAGGATGCTATTAGATGAAAGTAATTATTGCTGGTAGTCGTCACATGCCCATAGAAGACTACCCTTTAATTCATAGAGCAGTTTTAGCTTCCGGCTTTAATCTTACAGAGGTGGTTTCAGGCCATGCCAAAGGGGCAGATCAATTAGGTGAGTTTTATGCCAAACAAAAACAACTTCCTTGTAGAATATTTCCAGCTGATTGGCATACATATGGTAAAGCGGCAGGTCCCATTAGAAATAAACAAATGATGGAATACTCCGATGCAGCTATTGTCTTTATTTGGGATAATTCTCGTGGTTCTGCTAATATGATTAAACAAATGCAAGAGAATAATAAACCCGTTTTTATTGTTAAAAATGGGAAATTATAAATGAAAGAGAAGACATACAAAGAACGGGATAACGAAAAGGCTCGCGGAAAGAAGAGATACCAAGAAAGAGTAATTGAAGAACACGAAGCAGAAAAAGAAATTAAGGAGTTTGATCGACATGAAGATATCCCCAATGAAAGTAGAACTGATCGACAGTATGGGGTCGGATTTATCTATCGTGAACGCCGCTCGCGTAAGTTTCCACAAGGAGAGTGATTGGGAGTATCTATATGACAATCACGATGGTCATGGTTTTGGAACCCTGTCTGTAAAAGATCAGAAGCTAATCAACTACCTAGCTACTCATAATCACTGGACTCCTTTTGCTCACGCCTTTATGTCGTTCCGAATAAAGGCTCCTATCTTTGTTGCTCGTCAGTTGGTTAAGCATCAGGTAGGCTTGGTATGGAATGAGGTATCTCGAAGATATGTTGACGACGAGCCTGAATTCTGGTTTCCTATGGAATGGCGGGGAAAACCAGTAAATGCTAAACAGGGTAGTTCAGGTGATGCCCCTCCATATGCATACTCACTAGGTATGGAAAAAGTTCTAATTCCTGTATTAGAACAATATAATTGGATGATTGAAACAGGAGTAGCACCCGAACAAGCTCGTATGGTACTACCACTTAACTGTTTAACGGAATGGATCTGGAGTGGTAGTTTAGTTGCCTTTGCTCGGGTATGTAAACTACGCCTCGATCCGCACGCACAACTTGAATGCCAAGAAGTAGCAAAGAAGATCTATGACTTGGTTCCAGATGATTTCGAGCACTCATGGAGTGCACTAATGGGAGAAACAAAATAACTGATTTTAATACAGATTTACAAACTTACGTATACAAGTCTCGATATGCTAAATGGCTAGAATCGGAAGGTCGTCGAGAGAGTTGGAAGGAGACGGTAACGCGATACTGTGACTTCTTCCAGAAACGATTCCCTGAGACTTTTCCATATAATGATATTTGGAATGCTATCTACAATCTAGATGTTGTCCCTTCAATGCGGGCTCTGATGACAGCAGGCCCTGCCTTAGAGCGAGATAATATTGCTGGATATAATTGTAGTTACATTCCGATTATTGATATCCGCTGTTTCGATGAAATCATGTATATCCTGATGTGCGGTACAGGAGTAGGTTATAGTGTAGAAAGGCAATATGTCAGCAGGCTACCGGACGTGGCAGAGACTTTACATGAAACAGGATCTACAATTCACGTTGCAGATTCTAAAACAGGGTGGGCCGCAGCATTTCGACAACTCATCTCTCTACTATATGCGGGGCAGATTCCTAAATGGGACACCAGCAAGATCCGACCCGCTGGAGCTAGACTTAAAACGTTTGGAGGAAGAGCTTCAGGACCTGGACCCCTGGAAGAGTTATTTACCTTCACGGTTTCCTTATTTAAAAAAGCTGCTGGACGGAAACTTAATTCAGTCGAAGTTTCTGATCTTGTCTGTAAGACGGCAGAGGTTGTGGTTGTGGGAGGAGTAGAGCCTAAGAAATACTAAGGCTCTCGATTTGAACTGAAAGGAGAAATCATGGAAAGCTTTAGCGAGTACACAGTTCGTAAACAAAAATTTCGTTATTTAGATTTCAATAAGATTGACAATAAAGACTTAGCCTATGTATGTGGTTATCTAGCAGGTGATGGGGCTTTCCTAGCAAATGCTGGTTATCCAAAGTTGTCTTTAAGCTCTGTTGATAAGCATATCATTGAAGCTTTTAAAGCTTATCTTTGTCCAGATACCTCTATTCAATATGTAGGTAAACATAGTACAGAGAGAGTTAAAGCAGTTAATGATATTTGGAGTATTAATCTTTCTATGAAAGTGTCTCAGGCATTTAAGCCTTTTGGTATTTTCTGTTATAAGAAAGACCGACGAGTAATAGGCATTCCTAACCATCTCTTTATTCATTACTTCCATGGGGTAATGGATGCAGACGGCTTTATTGGAATAACTGTTAGACGAGACTGTCGTTTACCTAGAGTGCGGATTTTTATCACTCATGAGAGTGAAAAGTTTCTAGTAGATTTACAAAATAAACTAGATGAACTTTTTGAGATTCCCTCTACTATTAGACAACATGGTACAGGCTGTTATCGTCTTCAATTACAACATACAGAAAAGAATAAACTGTTTTTAGATATGTTATATAGTGATACTCCTTTTGTATATTCTAGACAACGAGAAAATGTTTACAGAAATCGTCTAGCTCCAGACGTTGGGTTAATTGCTGGAAAGCGAAAGCCAATCAGCAGCCAAGCAGTAAGTATACTTGCTGAAGGTTCAGAGACTACCTGAGAAGTATAATCTTCTTAATAACAGGAAAGAACGCCCAAAACAGAAATGTTAAGATATAGTCCAACAGTAGACGGAGTGCTCTTATCTGTCTTAGTAATCTTACGGACGAGAGGATGCGTAACTACAAAAATGGGCAGTGGTGGGTAGATGAGAAACAACGAGCTTTAGCTAACATCTCTGCTGCGTATACTGAGAAGCCAGATATCGGTATTTTCATGAAAGAGTGGCAAGCACTATATGAATCAAAATCAGGAGAGCGTGGAATCTTTAATCGAGTTTCTGCACGTAAACAGGCAGAAGCTTGTGGACGTAGAGACACAAATCATGATTTCGGCACGAACCCTTGCGGGGAAATCATACTCCGACCTTTCGGCTATTGTTAATTAATAGCAACTTCATACAGTAATGTATGTCGAAACCGTGTGAATTCAGGGGAAGACCAGACCGGTTAATCCTGACCCAAGTTAAATCGGGGGCAACGACTAGAGCGAAAGCTCGTACACTCAAGTGAGTGGAAGCGCACGGCCCCGTCCACATAGAAGACGGGTGAAGATATAGTCTGAGCTATATAGGAATATATAGGAGGGAATTTGAGAAATAGACAAGGTTATTTTGTTAGTGATAATGGTATGCGTGAGTGTACTGGTTGTGGAATTATTTTTCCTCAGACTAGTAAAATGACCTTGTGCAAATCATGTAATAGTTCAAGAGTAAAAAGTATGACTCCAGAGTGGAAAATGCACCAGCGCGCTAAACAGCGTGCTAAATTCTGTGGTATGGAGTTCGATATAGAAGTTGAAGATATTATAATCCCAGATACCTGCCCTATTTTGGGCATTTCTTTAAATATGAATTCAGGTAGGTCTGGTGCTTATAAAAACTCTCCTTCTTTAGATCGGATTAATAATTCTCTTGGATATATTAAAGGTAATATTTGGGTGATCTCTCAACAAGCAAATGCCATGAAAGGCGCAGCAAGTGTGGAAGATCTACAGAAATTTGCTGATTGGATTAATTCTCAATATCCCCGGCAGGAAGTAACGACTCCTGTTGAACATAACTGAATCTTAGCGAAGTTATTGTCAGAGCAAGCGACTCTTTTGATGACCTTAAGCGAAAGGTGCAACTCGCTACTATTATCGGTACCTTCCAATCAACGCTCACAGATTTCCGGTACATTCGCAAACAATGGAAAGTAAATGCTGAAGAGGAACGACTACTAGGGGTATCTCTTACAGGAATTATGGACCATGTACTATTAAGTGGTTCATCTTGTGATGCAAGATATAACAATGTTCTTGAAGAAACACTACAGCAATTAAAGAATGAAACAATCCAGACAAACAAGGAATGGGCAGCTAGGCTGGGTATTCCTGTTAGTGCTAGTATTACTACCATTAAGCCCTCTGGTACTGTTAGCCAGCTTGTGGATTCTGCTAGTGGTATTCATCCTCGGCATAATCAATACTATGTACGTACAGTGCGAGCGGATGTTAAAGACCCTCTTGCGACGTTCCTAAAAGACCAAGGAGTTCCTTGTGAACCAGATGTGGTTA